AGCAAGGGAGAAAGCTAAGACCTCTACCTATTGGGAGAACTGGTGGAAGGTGTACGGCTTAGGTCAGCTAGGAGTATTACAGGGCGCGGTTTACGATGACTGGAAGCAATGCGACAAGATGCCTGAATCATGGAAGTGGAAAGCGTATGGTCTGGATTGGGGGTACTCGAATGATCCATCAGCAGCCATTGAGGTGTGCTACTTCGATGGTGCAATCTACATGAACGAACTACTATACGAGAAGGGGTTAACTAACCCACAACTAGCGGAGCGTTTACAGGGCTTTAAATCGGGTGAGTGGATAGCTGACTCATCAGAACCTAAATCAATCGCAGAGGTAAGAGGTCACGGCTTCAGGATAAGAGGATGCCCGAAAGGTGCTGATTCAATTCGGTCAGGTATTGACAAGCTCAGGAGTATTCCTATCTTTGTTACATCTTCAAGCGTGAACCTTATTAAAGAACTGAGGGGCTATGTATGGAAAACAGACAAGACGGGAGAACAGATGGGAGTTCCTGTGGATAACCTGAACCACCTGCTAGATGCTGCACGTTATGTCTGCATGGAAAAGCTAAAGAGTTCAAGTGGTAAATACGCGATACGGTGAAGCTAACCAAAGCCCAACTAATAGACCGCAAAAAGAAAGCTGAGAAGCGCGTTAAATATTATCAGAAGAAGATAGATGCTATTGAACAGGAAGAAAAACGAGTAGGCTTCAAGTGGTTAAAATAGGCTTTATAACAACCGACTCTCAGGGGGTGGAGTACCACCGACTGATAAAGCCTTTCAGCTTATTGGAAGGATTCGATATAACCATGTGTGAGGGGGTTACAAATGAACTGCTAGATATGGGGTTCGATGTGGTGGTGTTCTCCAGGACGTTACCGCTATTCGGTAAGCAGAACCAAAAAGAAGGGAACTACTTTAAACAGAAGGACTTTATCAAGGCTTTGAAGAATCGAGGCGTTTACGTGATATGCGACATTGACGATTATTGGATATTCGACACAAACCACATAGCAACCCACATTCAAAAGAGGGTATTCAAAGGTCAATGGATAGACGCTATTATTAACGCTGATGAAGTATGGACAACGCACGAACATCTAGGCAACTACATCGACAAGCTGAATAAGAACTGGCACGTAATACCCAATGCAATAGACCCGAATGAAGCGCAATGGAAATCAAGAGAAGACAAGCCACGCGGTAACCGTATAGGATGGGCGGGGGGTGTTACCCACTTCCATGACCTGATGCTAACTGATGGGTGTTGGGGTGATGACTATCCTGTTATTTGTGGGTTTAAGGATGACCCGCAATGGATAAAACTAGCTGATAGATTCAGGGCTGATTATGTGGACGGGATGGACGTTTGGAACTATGGTCAACTATACGACTACTTTGATATAGCTATTGCTCCTTTAGTGGATAATCGGTTCAATAGATGCAAGTCGAACCTGAAGATAATAGAGGCGGGAATGAAAGGATTACCTATATTTGCCCAGAACATACATCCTTACATAGATGACGCACGAGGAATTTATAAGGTGGATGATTGGAAAGCCGCTATCCGAGAGGCTGGAAATATGGAACATGAAAGAATCTACGAAGATGGACAAGCCCTCAGAGCGTACTGCCTTGAGAACTACGACCTCAACAAAGTCAACGAGAAACGAAAAGAACGGCTGTGGTACTGACGTAGGAATGGCAACTGTTGCAAAAAATGCAATAGTTAATTAGGCAATAAAAAAATAGAGCAAATAAAGAATGAAGATAACACTACCTACATCTTGGGGTGGGGTGACCCTTAGAGAATATCAATCCTATATCGAACTGATTGAGGAATCAAAGAAGAAACTCGAAATATCCACTAACCCAAAGGTGACGGAGTTTGAGGTAGAGTGTGCTATCATATCTTTGTTCTCAGGTCACGACATGGACGACCTTCTATTATTGAATCAAAGCAGCCATAACAACCTATGGAATAAACTAGGCTTTCTATCAGACCCGATTGAGGGTAAGATAAACACCCGAACCAAGCTGAACGGACGTAAGTACTACTTTGAGAAGAACGCCAACAAGATAAACGGGGGTCAATGGATAACCTTACAGCACTTCCTGACAGACCAGGATAAGATAGATTCTAATCTTCATAACCTTCTAGCGTGTTTTGCGTATCGGGTCGATTGGTTCAAAAAGACCTACAATGCAAAGGAACATAACCAAGTCGCTGAAGATATGCGAGGCTTACCGATGACATTTGTAAAACCTTTAACTGATTTTTTTTTGAAGGATTGGGAGCAATCCGTAAAGAGTTCCCTACGTTATTTAGAGATGACAGCGAAGCATCTACAACGGAAGGCGAAAAAGTTGCAACGTTCCTATCAGTCTACGGATGGCTCAACACCGTTGACAACCTCACAAACGGACGTCCCGAACTTTGGGACTTTTACCACGACATGAATATTATAGAGTTCTTAAATAGGCTATCGTTCCACAAAGCAAAGGGAATCTATGAACGTCAACAGATGAAAAGAAAATGATTGCTAAACTGACCACTAATAACTTTACGGTATGGGTTGAACCTATGGACGGTCAGGACATGGTTGCGTTGATTAACAAGACAACCCAGATATATGAGAAGCGTAATTTAGAGAACGGAATAATACGTATCTTTGACAATGATAGGAAGGAAGAATATTACAAGGAAGCGTTATGAATTTTAAGAAGGTCACAGAAGCACTAAACGAATCGGCTACTTTGGTAGTATCGGAACTAGGTAAGAACCTAGATGAAAGCAACACCCACGCATCAGGGTCGCTTAGTAAGTCTATCAAATATAAAATGTTCACTCGTGGCAATAAGATAGGCTACGATATAACCATGAACGACTATTATGAGTATGTGGATGAAGGACGCAAACCAGGAAAGCGACCACCAATAGAACCGATAGTAAAATGGCTTACCTATCCTAACGTGAAAGCCAAACTGAAAGGCGGCAACGATTCAGACTTTAAAGACCCTAAAGGATTAGCGTATGTCATAGCTCGCAAGATTCACGAAAAGGGAACAGAAGGAAACGACTTCTTCACCGATGTTGTTGATGATAGCCAATTCATCAGACGGTTGAATAACGACATCCTAGACGCTGCCATGCTAGACGCTGAAGCGGTACTGGAAGAAGCCTTCTCAACTATTCAGACGGGTTAACCTTATTTAGAATCATTATTGATAAGCATCTATTTTGTGCTTAAATGATGCTTTTATATTTTACTTATGTAAAAGGAAAGGAATCTTTCTTACATTTATGCCATACAAACAAACAACTAGAAATTATGAATGACTTAAATGAAAATGAACTCAGGGTGTTTAACGCAATATTTGAAGCGCATAACTACAATGGCGGAGACTTTGCCTATACAGACGATGTAAAAGTTGACGGAATTACATCAAATCAATTAAAGGGGTATTTCAGTCAATTAAAACAAAAAGGTTACATTGTGCCATGTGAGGAATATGGTATGGTTAACTTCGCTGAAAAGGCTATTGAGGTGAATAAAAATATCTTGACTGATTGCGAAATTTATAGATAACTGAATAAACAATCAGACAAGGCTTAACGGCTTTGTTTGTTTGTATTGAGAGCCTCCCTGATCGGGGGCTTTCTTGGTTAAAAACAAAAACCCGCGCTTTATATTTTAAAGCATGGGAATACTAGTACACTCGCAGCCCTCCGCGTATGGGTTGGCACATAACGACAACCCTTATGTGTTCAGGTCAACCAACTACACAACCACTCAACGCTTCAAGGTCATGGTCTTACCATCGACCTATCCGACCGACCCCGCTATTTCTACGGCAAGGGTTTACCCACGGCAAGGAATAGACGTAAATGGAGTAGTAACATCAGACCGCGCTTACTACGACCCTTCGAGAATCTTACAAACTCAGGTAGGTTCGGACATTGCTATCCCTGCTGCGAATCATGCAGGTATCTTTAACGCGCCTAATATGCATACGGAGTATGGTCTATTTTTGCAGGAAGAGGATTTAGTTGGGGGCGTGTATGTCGGTGGTGCTTCATTTTCTGTGAACGTGAAAAGCGTGTGGAACGGGGTTAGAAATGAAATAGATTGGCTAGACTTTGATTATACGGATTACAATACTTCGGTGGTTGGTAAGAAGTTCCTAAGTGATGCACCTGCTACGAGATACATCGATAGCGATCAATCAGCTTTCTTACATTTCTTATCCGTTGGTGCTGCTTCGGGTAAAGGTGTAGCAATAGCCAGTTATGATTCGGACGGTGTACAGGTTTCCACGGGTGTTATAGACGGTGCTTCAATGATAAATAACGAATACTGTTATGTTGCTTGTGGAACATACGACATAGAAAACTCTGACCCATCAGCGTGGACTTCAGGCAACCCTGCTACAATATTAGTGGGTGCTGCGAGCTACACGGTACAACTAAGGGTATCAAGTATTCTGTCTGAAATTATCACCTTTAACATTGACCAAAAGTGTAGTAAATACACTCCTGTTCGTTTACATTGGCTTAACCGCTTGGGAGGGTATGATGCTTTTAATTTCAATCTAAAGAGCGAAGAAGAAAGTAAGGTAACAAGGAATAGTTATGTAAGTCAACCCCACACCTTCAGCGGTACTTCGTGGGACTACACCAAAGCAAGCCGAGGGCGTACCGAGTACAACGTAGAGACTCAGGAAATGCTAACGATTAACACCGACTTCTTAACCGAGTCAGAAAGTACATGGATGAACGACCTATTTACTTCACCTATAATCTACCAGGAACTTAACAACGAACTGATAGCTGTCAATATAGACGGGCGGGGTATCAAGAAGCAAACATCTTTGAACGATAAGCTAATGCAATACACTTTCGATTTAGAATACTCACTAAGGAATAAGAGACAACGTGGCTGAAGTTCTGATTGAGGGTCGTAGGTTGGATGTAAAAGAGGAACTGGATTTCTCTTTTAATTACTCCGTGGCTGATATTCGCGACCCGTCCAAACGTAACACGGAATACAGTAAGACAATTCAATGTCCTTCAACAGCGAACAACGATAAACTGTTCGGTCAGATATTCGATGTCAACATATCGAACCCTTACGATTCCACGGAGTTAAACGTAGAAACCAACTTCAACCCCAACAAGAAAGCAGAAGCTAGAGTTATAGCAGACGGTGTGGAGGTGTTCGCGGGGGTTGTTCAGTTACGTAAAGTAAAGATAAAGAGCAGCAACTACATCTATGATGTGGTGTTCATTGGTAAGTTAATCAACATCTTTTTAAAGCTAGGAGATAAAGACCTGAACGGTATAGATGATGATGGTAATTTATTTCTTGATTTCTCAGACCTTGACCACACTTACAACGCGACTACAGTAGCGGCAAGTTGGGTAAATACATCAGGGTACACTTATCCAATGATAGATTATGGGATAGATTTTGAGTATAATGGAAATGGTAATAGAATCTATGACATTACAGATTGGAAGCCGTCCGTATTCTTAAAAGATATTATAGATAGGTTATTTACTTTTGCTGAGTTCACTTATACGAGCACCTTCTTTGATTCCGCTTTCTTTGCAAAACTTATCATTCCGTGGTTCAGTAATTCGTGGACGCTCACCGCGTCACAGATAGCAGACAGAAAATTCACAGCATCTACTTTAGTCACTCAAGACATCTTCACCGAGATGCTTTCTATTCCTACCACACAGATAAGATTAAAATACACAGACCTAGCCGACCCCAATAACCTTTGGAACCCTACGCTTTATCAATTTGAGCCAGTACTACAAGGGTACTATTCTTTTCAAATGAATAGTGAGTTTACTTTAGAAACCAAAAACACTCCAACAACACAAACAGACCCCTTATCAGTTCAGTTTAAAGTGATATTGAATAGACCAGGACAAACCATAACCACAATGGATGCGGAAGTGTTTGAGCTTTCTGTTCCTGGAAGTGTAATGGGCGAAACGTCAACCACATCTGTTGATTGGTCATCTAACCAAAGATTCTTAATGGCGGGTGATACGGTGCGAGTTGAAATGTTCATAGCGTTTTTTGATACCACTGC